GCACCAAGTCATTGATCGTTAGGCTACTCATCCTAGAACCTCGTCAATTGTTTTGCGTGGGAAGCACTCAAGCCGTGTCTTGCGTGACGCGTTGACCACTCGCATGCCCGCCGCCTTCATTACCGGCGCGGCTTGATTAAAGTGGTGTATCCACTTGGGGTACGGGCTAGGCTTTTCTAACGCTTGCGGATGCTCGCCAAAGAAATGCTTTGGTGTGCCCGCGTCATAACCCATGTCATAGCCCAACAACACTAGCGACCGATGACCAAGCATGAACGCAAGGTTGATTAGTTGAAAGCCTGAGTTACCACCGTAGGTGATGCCCTTGCCGGACACATCGAACAACACGCCGTCTTGCGCTTCGTGGTTCTTGCCCGGCACATGATGCAGCCCGTACTTGGCGGCGGCTTGGTCCGATGTGGTCCACAACGCACCGTCAAACGTCGTCGCCATAACTTCGGCGTGGTAGCGGTGCCACCATTCGTCATCACACGCATACAGTAGGTCAGCGTCCGGCGCGATACGGAACGCGTCGTTAACAACCATGATATGTGATGACGAACACGACCGGGCCAACTCAACGTCAGCAACGGTGAGGCTTGGCCCGGTCGCTATCAGAATGGCGTCAGGCATCACGGGCCGACGTTATCATTAGTCGGCCACTCAACCGGCGACAATGCCGCCGATAATAAACAATACCGTAAGCATCGGTCATGTCCCTTCATTGCGCGTCAAGCATTGATTGCACGGCAATACCAACGGGTCCAGGCACGGTTGCGCCTTTAGTTTCCCATTTACGTATTGTCCTATCTGCCCACCGACCCGGCATGTGTAAGTCACGTGCCATTGCGGCGGCTGATAGCCCCAACTTCTTGCGTGCTGATTTTAATTGCTTGGGCGTCATGTAGCGTGGTTCCTCAGTTTCACTAAGAAACGCTTTATACGCTATTAGTCCTAGGGCGTCAAATCCCTAGCTTGCGACGGTACAAGTGGGTCAAGTTGAAGACCGTAGGGTTGACGCTTTGAATGGTGCCAACAATCTTGCCTTCGCGGTTTTCCCATAGATCGCCAAGCACCAACAAGATGCCTGACGTTAAGTCTTCCTCGCCTAGCAATTCGGTTGGGCTATCGTTGGTCATCATACCCGCTTCGTAAGTGATGGTGACGGCGGCGAGTTGATCACGCGTTGACGGCCACGCTGCGCCGAACGCTGGCGTTAGTACGTCCTTGAGTTTGTAGGTTGCCAACAAGTGTGCCGCAACGGTCTGACTGTTGCCGTCCGTGTCAACGTAAGCAATCGTTGTGACCGACGACACCGGGCCGTCTGGTAGTTCAATTGCAGACGCGGGGAACTCATCAAGTACCAAGGTCCGCGTTTGGTTGACAATGGATATGCCGCAATAGTTCTCAACCCATTTGCGCGCCGCAGTGATGTTCGCGCCCAGGTCGGCAAAGCCGGGGTCATCACTTGTCAAACGCAAATGCGTTGTGGCGCGCGCCGCGCTAATGGGTTCGTCAACCATGTTTGCTTATTTGCCTCTACCGCCGCGATTGCGTTTTGGTGCCGGTGCGGGCGCTGTTGGTGCGCCGTCTTCGGTCTGTCCGACAATGGGCTTGGGTCCGGGCGCGTCGTCTTTCTTCGCCGCAGCGGCTTCTTGCTTCTTGTCTTCGTAAGACGCAATACCGTTGTCGCGCAACATGCGTGCAAACGACGCCTCATCAGTCATAAACGACTTGCCCGCGCTAACAAGTCGCAAGTCGGGCTTTGCGCTGGTGAACGCTTTAATGGATTTCATACGGATCATGTGATTGGTTCCCTCAAAGAAAATGGGCGCGCCTTGTTGAGCGCGCCCATTCTATGACGACCGGTTGTTGAAAGTCTACTAGACCGTCAACGCGCCGAAGAAAGCCGAAGCGGGGCGAACCGTCGCAAGGGCGGCACGCTTTTCAGCACGGATGGTGACAAGGTTTTTGGTGAAGTCATCACCCACAAACCCAACGTCAATGACCGTACCTTGGCGCAAGATGTGATCATACGACGTTGCGAAGTCAGCCATAAGGTAGCTGCCGGAAGTCATCGCATTGGACACGACAACCGGAAGACCCCAGACCATTGGGACAATCTGACCAAACGGGTTGCCGACCAAGTACGCAAGGTCAGACGTTTTCAACCGTTCGATCGCACCCCAATCAGCCGGGTTCATCAACACGCCGTCCGCCTGATACTCAGCGGCGATCAACGCGTATTTGCACTTGTTCAAAGTGTCAAGCTGAGTGTCGCCCGTGACCGGTGCATGTGCCGTGAAGTTGCCGGACGTGATCATACCGGAAATGTTCTGACCCGTGCCGTTACCAGCGACCAACTGCGTGTCTTCACGCATGTCAACACCGTGGCGCAAGCGGCCATCAATGTACGCCTTGAGCGCCGGGGCGTCTGCAAGGATTTGGTTTGATGCTTTGAGAAAGTGAGCAATCGTGCGCACGTTCACCGTCGCATCTTCAAAGGTCAAAACGCTTTCGGCTTTGGCGGCACCTTCGGCAACTTCCGCCGCACTGTTGGTCCAAAGCAACTCGCGGACAAACTGCCAAGCGTTGCTGTTGGTCGGCACAGTGTTCAACAGATCGACAATCCGCAGAGCGCGGAACGCACCCGGCGTGATGTCAGAGCGCCGGTCGGTCGGAACGAGTGTGTCAACGTTTTCAACCGGCGACCCACCTTGACCCGTGATGGTGTTGGCTTCAATGCGCAAACTCCAACCGCTTTCTGGCACCTGACCAATCTTGAGGCTGAGTGCCTTGTACTCGGCTGAGTTGGTGAAAATATCACCCATCGTTGCGGCGGGAACATGCTGACCGTCACTGAGTTGGTCGGCAAACTTCTGTTCCATGTCGGTCAACGCCTGAGCAAGACCGGCGACGGTCTCAGCGGCGGCGGTCGCGTCCGTTGTCAAATGTGCAACGTCCTTGCCAGTCGCTTCAACCGCTGCCATTGCGGCGGCGTCTGCCGTCTTGGTCGCTTCCTGAAACTGCGTGAACGTTTCTTTAAACGCACCAATTTGTTTCAGAACTTCGGCGGTTGGGTCGGTGTCGGCCCGCACCTGAACAACGTGCCCACCAGCCGCAAGGATCGCGGCGGCAGCGGTACCGGCTAAGGGTAGATTAGAGCGCATGTCGTACCTTCTTTCATTTCATTGTGGTTGTGCGGTCGCCACGTTCAAGTCACGCAGCGCCAAGAGTAGTTTCGTAGTATCGGCAGCGCTCGGCTTACCCACATCAGGGGCAGCGCTAGGCGTGCCCTTGGTGTCTCTGATAAGGGCGCGCCGCTGACTTCGCGTCATGCTGCCCCTGCTTAGTTCAATGTCCATCAGACGTGCCGCTGCCACGGTGGCGGGTTCGTCGTCGGCTTCAACTTCATCCGACGCAAGTAGTGCGTCGGCTAGTCCCATTTCAACGGTTTGTTCGCCGTTAAAGAAGCTTTCATCATCCATGAACTTGGCGATCTTCTTACGGTCAATGCCGGAACGGTCGGCGTACACGCCGGTCATCGCAGCGTCAAACTGACCCAACAAGTCGGCGGTCGCTTGCATGGCGTGACGGTTGCCAAGTGCAATTGCCCAACTGTTGTGGATCATCAGAAAGCCCGCTTTGGCAACGCGTAGTTCATCGGACGCCATCGCGATCAACGACGCGGCGGACGCTGCAATGCCTAGAACGTTGGTGTGCACTTCGCCGTCGTGTTCGCGCAACATGCTATAGACCGCAAGACCGGTGAAAAAATCACCACCCGGACTGTTGATGTTGACAGTGACCGGACCACTACCGACGCGCTTAAGGAAGCCGCGCACAAAGTTGGTCGTGATGCCGCGACCGTCGCCCCGGTCGCCAATCTCATCAGTGATTGCCAAGGTGCGCTCGTCTTGGTGCTTCGCCTTGACCGGTATGTATTGTTCACGCGCCGCTAGGGGCGTGTCCCAATCAAGACCCGGTACGTCAGCTTGGAAGGCTTCAATCTTCGGGATTGTTCTAATCGTCATCGTCTGTACCTTCCGGGTCCGGGGCTGGTGGTGCGCCAATTGGTACGGCCATGCTGCGTGCCTCTGACCCGACCGGGACCATTTGGCTCTGTGCGTACATCACCTTGCCCGCGCCATCAGGTAGCGGCGGGTCGCCGCGACGGGCACGCGCTTCATCAATCGTGCTGACGTTACCAGCAATCGCGGCGGCTGCGGTTGACACTTGGGTTGCTTCATCGCCTCGTAAGAATTGCGCAAAGTCAAATTCAATCGACAAATTCTTAGCACGATCCTGGGGCGTCAACAACCAACGTTCCATAGACGCAGCCACGCGCATCAGCATGGGTTGTAGCGTGAGTGTGTAATAGCCCTGCTTAATCTCACCAATGCCGGTGCCCCAGACGGTAGACGCCTTAGTGTCGTTGACCAACACGGACGGCGTACCGAATAGGCGGCAGATATCCTCAACGCTGTATTGCCGGGTCTCAAGTAGCTGTGCGTCCTTGGGCGATAGACTGACTTGCTGATAGGTCATGCCCGCTTCAAGCACTTTGAGCGGGTCGCCTTCGCCGGTCATCAAGTCGTTAAACTGACCCCGGATTTGTTCGCGCTGTTCATCCTTCAACAGCTTGTCAACCATCAGCACGCCGGTTGGCTTGAAGCCATTGGCGGCGAGTGTGTTAACGCGACTGTCTGCGGCATCCGCAATGCCGATGGTGCGCCCGCCGTACTGAATGGGCGACAACCCAACAATGGAATTAGACGGCATTAACATACCGTGCCACACGTTCTCATGGGCAAACGTTCCAGCGTCGCGACCGTCCGTGAATGTAAACGTCTTGTCGCCGTTCTTCGTTAGGTTAACTTCCGTCTGCGTGGCACTCATGCACAACAACGATGACACCTTGCCAGCGGTCATACCCTTGCGCACATAGAAGTTGCCCGCGATCAACAAGTTAATCACGATGGTTTCAATGAACTCATTGCGCGTTTGGTAACGGTTGGGTTGTCGCAACAACTTCATTAACCAATGACTAGGTAACTCAACACGGCTGCCATCGGCCAACGTTTCAAACATTCTAATGTTCATCGCGCCCGCAGCCTCGGCAGCAAGACGAACGCACGCCCATACCGCCGTAGTCCGTAACGCAACGTCGGCGGTGATCTTCCGACCGGCACCAATACCACCACCGCCGCCAGCATTCTGCTTGCCGACGACACGCCGTGTGGCACTGCCCCATAGGTAGGAAAGCATCGCGCCAAAGTAGCCGTCAGAAGGTTTCCAGATTGCCACTATGTTATGCCGCCGTTACCGGGTTTCTAAGAAAGTCGGTCCAGTCTAAGTCTTCGCGTAGTTGGTCGCGCGCTTTAAGACCAAGGGCCATCGTTGTTGCAACGGCACCATCAATTCTGAAACGCGCTTTGGTTTTGTCTAGTTTGCGATTGCCCGCACTGTCCTTGGTGACAACGGCGTTGGATACATTCCACGTCAAAACAGGATGCCCGGCGTGCGCCAAAGTGCGGGCGGCAACAGCACTGTCAAGCGCATCAACTGCCGGTCCCATATCTTTGTAGCCCTGACCCCATTGAACAAATCTAATACCGTCTTCATCACCAATGATCTTAGCGCCTTCATCGTCGCTCTTGGCATAATAGGCCGGAATTTCCAAGCGGGTAAAGCACTTCATGAGTTGGTCAATTCGCCAACGATCATAGGCCACACCGATGATGTTGTACCGTTGGTCCAGCATGGCGATATGAAGCGCCACAAGGTCATAGTCCACATCGCGCCCCGGCGCTGCGAATAGGTGGCCTTCTTTCTCCCACCGAGTGTAAGGCGCGCGGTCTCGCGTCTCATGCTCTGCGAACAATTCGCGTGGCTTCCAAAACCAAGCGTCCACTTGGTCGCCATCTTCCGCCGACACTGCCGCAACCGCTGTTAAATCCGTGGTCGCTGATAGATCAATGCCAAGGTAAATGTCTTCGCCTTCCTCAAGGTGGCTTTCCGGCACGAGACACGCGCGCCAGTCTCGCGCGTTGATCAACGATGGCTGACTATCAACACGCATGTTCAGACGCAGATTAAAAAACGAGTTTTCAAAACTTGGCGACGCCATCGCTTGTTCAGCGGCTTTGCGCATTGCCTTCATCAACAGGAAGTCACCAAGCGCCGGGTTCGCCATGACCCACACTGTTGGATCGTAAGGACCGGCAACGGTAGTACTGCCACACGTCGTACACCCCGGCGCTGCGTCCTTGTCACGCGTAAAGCGTTGCTCGCATTCACGGCAATACTCTTGGTCCGCAATGTCATCAGGCACAGCGTGTAGGTGACAAACAATAGTTGGATCATCGCCGCGCAACCCTCGGTCAATCAGTTCCGACAAGATGTGTTGCGGGTCTTTACTCTGCGTGCTGATAACAGCAAACAAGAATTCATCACGCGCACCATCCGACGTGTTCAATGTGTCGTACAACTCGCGGTCTAATGATTGCGCAAGTTCGTCATAGATTGCGAACGTCGGGTTAAGTCCATGCTTGGTCTTACTGTCTCTGCTAAGTGCGCGGTAGAACGAACCGTTGCCGGGTACCGTGATGCGCTTGGAACTATCAACGATCCTGACGTACTGCATTAGTTCGTCGTCGGCGCGCAACAACTGCGTAGCGAACTTGAACACAATACCCGCTTGCTCTTTGTCGTTGGCGGCTGAGTAAACCTCACCGTTCGTTACGGCTTCCGGTCCAATGAGATGCACCAAGACCAACGCAGCGATAAGGGCGGTCTTACCGTTCTTGCGGGCCATACTGTCCACGGCTTCACGCACCAACCGTGACCCATCATCACCCACCGGTTCGTACACATCGCGGATGAACTTGACTTGAAACGGGCGCAACAGGAACGGTCCACCGGCACCAACACCAGACGGAATGGTTAGGTTCTCAATGAACCGTATAACGCGGTCGGCCCGCTCTTTGTTGCGCTTCATAATTCCAGCAATTTAGCGGGTTTCCGGCGATCTGCAAAATAGGGCTTGACGGCCTAGGGGTCATGGCCCTAAGATGCTTTCAAGATCAACGCACAACAAGGAAGTCAAAAATGATCACTAAGAAAGAACGCGCGTTTATGGACTCCAACACTGCACTTGCGAAGGCAACCCAGGCGGTACGCGAAGCATTGGAAGTCGCGTACCCGGTGGGGTCAACGATCAAGTTCCGCAACTCAAATCATTACCCGGAAAGGATCACAACGGCCACGGTGTGCCGTCACGATTTGCATCACGAACGCATTAAGATTACGCGTGACGACGGAAGCGAACAATGGATTGGAACATGGCGCGTATTGGACGCCCTAGGACATGTCTCAAGTTAGAATACCCAAGGCGTTCTACGATCACCGATGGTCGCGCATGGTTGCGTGCCCGTCGGTGCTTCGTGAAGGCACACGCACCTACACTATCAACGCAGCCGACCCACACTTGCAGACGTTGTACGCTGACGCTGTTGAGTTTTTAGAGATGGGTCACGGTCACGACCTGGGGCATGACCGGTGGTTGGTGATGGCGGCTAAACACCTAGTCGCGGCGCTGCGGTCTAGCCCTTCTTTCCACCTTCAATAACGTCCACCAACCCACTCCACTTGCCGTCACCAACCGCCGCCTTGGGTGCCGGTATGTTTTCACGCGCAATGGGCGTTAAGCCAAGCTGTGCACCCAACGTTATGATCTGACCGCGCGCCTTGGTCTGAACGTTGAACCAAGGGTTGACCTTGGAAGTCTCGCCACCACGACCGTACAAAACTTCACCTTCAATCGCTAGGCGTATCGTTGTGTCACGCATCGTGGCGCACGCGACGCAGTACGCCGCCAGCGCGTCGCTATCGGTCGGCGTGAACACACCAACCGGCATGGCACCGGTGATGCGGTCCCACACTTCGGCAGCGTAACCGTCTACGTGATCAGGGCGTGACAGTCGGCCAACGACCGTGACCACTTCCGGCATCTTGTTGTGGCCGGGGTTACCCTGCATTTCACGCACAGCCACCGGGGTCTTGCGACCACGCCCGCCGGGGTTTAGCCCTTCGCCCTTGGTGCCACTCAAAACAACTCACCTTCCGGTATGTCGGGTAACGCTACGGTCTTACCCTTGAAGTCATGTGAACAATCGTTGACGTACTTAATCTGACCGTCCGTGATGTGGTAGTGACAGACCCGCGTGTTGCCCCACTTAATGCTGACGGATGGCTTAAACGTCGGGCGGTAATGGTTGCCGTTGAACGTCCATTGCGCCCCGTTGGCTAGTGGCACGTCAACGGCGATGCGGTGCATGTCGTAACACGCCGGGCACCAGTGCCATTGTCCACCATCATCATCTTGTTGCAGCTTGGTCATGCCGCCAAGTCTGCCGCAGTCCGCCGCCGGGCGTCAACTACCCGTTCGCGACTTAACCTGATTGCGGTTAATTGGTAAAGCTACTTTACTAGATTTATATAAAAGTTCGGTCGCTAAATTTTGAG